CAACAAGTGCCGTGTCGAAATATCGCAGCGTCTGCGCAAAATGAACGGCAAGAAAGAGATTTTCAAGTGGCAAGACCTCATAAAGTCTTTCACATTCTATCTTGGCAGTATGTCCGAGAACGTAGCGTCCATCAGCGGCAATAGCGGTTATGCGGCATCAGTGGCGATGGTCGGCGGTCGTGCCGCCCAGCAATACCTTGAGGGCAACTGGAACGTCAGCACCAAAGGCGACCTAAACTCACCGATACCGCAGGCACTCGCAGAATCCGTGTTTGACAACGACCCAATGACCAACGGCGACCGATGGATTACCGCAGACCTCGCCGATACTGGGACAGACAACTTCATTGCGCTTGTATGGGACGGCTTTCACGTCTTTGACATGGTTGTAGCAGGAAGAACAACGCCAAGAGAAAATGCGGATATTCTCAAAAACCTGTGCAGCAAACACAAGATACCAGAAACAAATGTGATTTTCGACGCGACTGGAGGCGTTTATCTGAAAGACTACATGCCTACCGCGATTGCATATTACTCTAACGCTTCTCCGATGGGCGTGTACATGAACCGCTATATGAAGCTGAAAGACGAATGCTACGGGCGTTTGTGCACTCTGATAAAAGAACACAGCATTTCTTTCTCCGAAGACCTCGCCAACAAGATATACTCGCATCCGCTTTTGAGCGACAAGATAACCATCAAGGAAGAGTTCAAAGAGGAATGCGCGTGCGTGAAGTTCAAGGACGACACCGGCATACGCAGGTCGCTGATTACGAAACGAGAGATGAGAAAGCTGCTCGGCAAGTTCCGTTCGCCCGACTTGTTAGACCCTTGCGCGATGCGGATGATGCCCATATTGAGATACGCGAACGGCGAGGAACTGATAAAGACAAGCGCGTACCGAAAAGACGATGAAGATGAAATGGATGGACTTACTGTCAACGTGTTCGACGATACAACTTGGTGTTAAACATATATTTAACCACAATGATAAGCAAATCGAAACTTAAAAAGATAATCGAAGATGCAGAGAGAAAAGGTTACAAACTGAAAGTCAGAGATGTGGCTTACGCTTACCTTTGCACACATTTCGAGGACAGCGCGATAGCGTACAAGGTCGTTTACGGCGAAGACGTGCTTGACACGGCTGCTTTTGACGCGAAGCCAGCAATCGCGTACATCAAAGACCAAATCAAATACTCGCTTGTCACGGATGCCTCTGAAAGTGCCGACAAAATGTCTTTTGATGAAAACAAGAAAGAGATGATTAAGCTCATCAAAAGAACAGAAAAAGGCATGGAAGAAGGCAGAATTGACGAAGATAAAGGTCTTAACATAATAAAAGACATCCGTGTGAAACTGAACGACAAGTTCAACGTAAGCGACAAGTCGAAGAGCGGAATCGTAATAGTAGAGCCGAAGTTTTCAAAAATCTGCGAGTGTGGCAGGGAAATATACGTACCGAGCAAACAAGAGTTGATGGCGCAATACGGGCTGGTTGAAAAAGAATAACGTACAATAATATAATATATACTATATACTATGGGTTACGAAGAAATGAAAAAAGAGCTTTTGGCAAGTCCCGAAAAGCTCATGCAGAAAAAGCCGTTTTACAGAGAGGTTTACGAAACGAAGGGTGTGGCGAACTGCGGCTTTCTCTCTGAACAATATATAAACGAGACGATAACCGCAGAGCCTACGTCGCTGAAGGTCACCCCCGTCTCGCAGGACAGGTTCTTGATGGAACTCAACCCAGACTCTCACGATGTCTTGTTTGACGAGAACATCCCGTCAATCACGATGAAGCTGAAAAACGGCGGTTGGGCTGACTTGAAATTCAAAAGGGTGGCTGTGCCTTTCCAACGCCTCATCAAGAACAAGCAAGTGCTTCACGCGACCGGCAATCCGCTGAACCACACACTGCTGATTGAAAACCCGACAGAAACGCAATCCGACAGCTTCATTCTTGTAAAGCAGTATTGGAAGATGCGCAACCAAGACGGAATGTTCAAGAAGATGGTCGAAACGCAGAAGTCGATGGGCGATGTGGGGTTGCTCTACTATTACGACTACAAAGGTCAAATCAAGTGCCGTGTGCTTTCGTACAAAGACGGCTACGCGATATGCACACACCGAGACAACAACGGCGATGTGATACTTGAAAGCGTTGTGTACGAAAAAGACAACGTGAAATACATAGACAGTTACGATGACCTGTATATGTACCGCTACAAGAACGACACGAACGTCACAAAGTCCGAAGAAGACGGATGGGTGCTTGAAAAGCGAGTAAGGCACGGCTTTGACGAAATACCGCTCATCTCAAAACGCGGAGAGGTCGCTTGGAACGCCGTGCAAAGCGCGATTGACGTTTACGAGGTCATCTACAACGTGTTTCTCGCCATTCAGAAAAAACACGGCTGGGGCGTTCTCTACATCAAGGGCAACTTTGACGAGAACGGCAAGAAACTCGCGGGAAACATCATTCTGAACGACAACAGCATAGACGGAAAAGGCGATGCCAAGTTCTTGACACCGCCATCTCCAGAACATATCATAGAGACCTTGCAAAGCATCGAGGACAACATTCAGAAAGGTGCTGGCACGACGTTCATTCTGCCGAAAGACATCAGATTGAGCGGCGACATCAGCGGCATAGCAATCGCACTCACAATGTCTCTTGACATCGAGACCGCGGAGCAAGACAGAATAGACTGGCAGAACGTGACGTGCAAGATGATGCGTCTGTTCAAGTTCGGTCTTGCCAAGGAGTTGTACAACAAAGACAAGAAGAAATACAAAAGCGTCATTTCCGATTTCGAGGACATCGACATCTACTCTGAAATCAAGGTTTGGAGACCGATGAATGAATACGAATACAACCAGATGATTCAGATGATGACCCAAGGCGGTGTGCTTTCGTTCGAGACCGGCACTGAACTCTGCACATTGAGCAAACCCGATGAAAAGGCACGGCTTGCAAGAGAAGAAAAAGCAGAAGAAGAGAAAGAGCAGCGCAAAGAAGAACGTGAGTTTCAAGTAAAAGGTTTTACAAACCCACAAAACGAATAGTGTATGGAAAAGGTGTTGCGATTATACGAGATACCCGATGTCGAGAACATAGTTACCGTTCTCGGCTCTGGGGATTCTCTGCCAGAAAGCGGGTTTTCGGAAAACGACTTGTTCATAAATCTTAACACCGACGGCTTGTACAAAGCGGTTGAAAACCAATCGCAACAGCTGCAATGGGTGCAGATTCAGTTTGACGAAACAAAATACTACCGCGACAAGTCTGCGGAAACACCGCTGTTTTTCAATTTCAGCCAGCAATACGGGTTGAATGAATACGATGTTTCGTTCCC